AGATGTATGACCTAAACCAAATGTATGACCTAATTCATGAAGAATAACACAATATAAGAAATCATAATTCCAAAATTCGTCTGCATCCATGTGAATAACACCTAGATATTTATTTTTATAAGGATAATAAGCATGAGCTAAAATATTGCCAGGTCCATCAAAATTATAGTTGTCTCCATGATTTCTGCTGTGAAATGATAGTTTAATATCAGCTTTTTCAAGATCAGTTGTTTCAATGAATGTTATGTTGAAACTAGTTTGCCATTCAATTAATGCGTTATTCATTGCGTTTCTAGCATCTTGTATATAAGTTAAATTTTGAGTATAATTTAACAACATCCAAGCAAAATCTAATTTTGGAAATGTATAATTAACTGAACTAAAGTAGTTTGAATCTATAAATCGTTGCTTTTTTTTTTATCACTACTTTTACTTTCTTCTTGTGGGCTCATTCTCAATACCGCCGACCTTCTTTTTCTTCTTTGCGATGAAGTTTGAAATCTTAAGGCTTTGCCTATGCTTGGGTCGTCTTCTCCATATGTTTTGATGTTTTCTAAAAAGTAAACTCCTCCGGCATCAATCATGCTGATGCCACTGTATTTATTTCCAAATACCTTTTTTAAAATATTCATATCCATTATACCTGTTTGTGCCAATGCGTTATCTTCTTGATATTTTTTAATAGCTTTGTATATTGTGGCTTCGTTAATCATTATTTTACTTTGATCATCTTGATTAAGAAGATGTCTTCGTTTAAGTCTTTCCCATTGATATATAAAATCTTCAACAATGTAATGATTATTAATTAAAAATCGAATTACAGATCGTTCTAAAGAAATAATATCTTCATTCAAATTGGTAATCGGAACAATAACAACGCCGTTTTGCATTCTTGTTGAAGTTTGTATATCTTCAATTCTTAGTTCGTGATGGGACCCCCTAGAGTAATGTAGTGTTAAAAATGCAAATAGTAAAAATAAATTCATGATTATTAGTTTCATTAAAGTTTTATAATTGTCTTTAAATCATGTAAAATGAAATAAAATAAATCATAACATTACTTTGTTTCAGGAAATTTCAAAAAGGCTTCTGTTAATTTTTAGTTTCGTCAATTAAAATTTTATATCTTTCATATTGTTTTATTTTATTATCTAAACTAGTTTTACATTCTTTTAATTTTGAGTTTAATTGATAAATTTCTATTTCATTGTCTTCATCAACATTTTTAAAAAAAATTAGTAAAAATAAAAAAATTATAATTAAAATTGTAGAAAGAATATTATTCACATTCATTTATTTGTTTTTTTTATTCAGTATTAAAATGTCAATAATTAATATTGTTATATTTACAATTGTTTCAATATTTGTTTTATTATTGTTTTTTACACCCAAACCTCCGAAGGGCGTATCTCCTCCAGTAGTATATCCAATTTATGGAAATAATCCATTTTTTGGAGCTCAAATAGATGAAGATGAAAAATTAATAGATAATAATGAAAATAAATTTAATAGAGATTATGAAGAGAAAAATAAACAAATTTCGAACTTACAAAAAGAATTAATTTTGTGTATTAATAATCGAACTAACCTTAATAATGCAATACAGAAATTTCGAGATGAAATGATTACTACTGCTACTAATAAATATAATAGTAAAAAAAAAGAAGTCAATGATTGTGATGCAACACGTAATTCAAGAATAGACAAGTATATAAGCACTTATAATAAAGTATTTAATAAAAACATCAACAAACAAGATGTAATCAACAAAATAGCCGCTGGCACATTGAACGTAATTTGATTTAAATTTTTATAAATAACATAAAAAAAATGAGTCAAAATAATAATATTACAAAATTACACGAATCGAAAGATTCGCAACCTCAAACAGGGTGTCCCGAAGGATTGTCTCAAGGGCCCAGTTCAACAAAGGCGTGTGAAGAAACAGGAGAATTTTACAATAGAAATCTTTCCCAAAAACCTGTAAAAAATGAAACAGATCAATATTTTAACGCATTTGGAGCCGGTGGAGGTTTCAAAAAAAATAAATAAAAAATATGTCGACAAAAAAATTTATTAATGCAATTTTAAAAAAACGAGTTATGTTTTTATCTCATTTTCTTGAAAATGTATAATTCACAAGAAAATCAAGATGAATATCTAGAAAATAACATTTTCAAAGGATATAAAAACGGGTTTTTCGTTGATGTTGGAGCTCATAATGGAATTTCAATAAACAATACACTATATTTTGAAAAATATAATAATTGGACTGGTATTAACATCGAGCCTATTCCAAAAGTATACGATCAATTAAAACTCAATAGACCAGCATGTATAAATATAAATTGTGCTGTTTCTAATACTGAAGGAGTGGCTGAATTTATACTTAACGAGGGCTATTCTGAAATGATTTCTGGGTTAAAAGACAATTATGATATCAGACATCACGAAAGATTAAAAAAGGAAATTCAACAGTTTGGAAGTGAAAGTAAAATTGTTGATGTTATTACAAGAAAATTAGAATCAATTTTTGAAGAGCATAACATCAAACATGTAAATTATTTGACTATCGACGTTGAAGGTTCAGAGTTCAAAGTTATTAAATCTATTAATTTTGATAAAGTTTTTATTGATGTCATTGAATTTGAAAATAATTATGAAAATATAAGTGAACCTATTGTAAAATATTTAGAAGACAGAGATTATATTATCATTAATAAAAATATAGATATTTTCATGATACATAAAAATTCTAAATTTTATAAAAAAGAAAATTAAAATATTTTATGACCCTTTCATTTCAGGTCATAAAATTTATAGCATTTCTGAATATACATTACAATATTATTTGAAAAATCGATAGCCCAATAATTCATTTTTCTTAAAAAATTCTATTTTGAAATCAAGCATCATTTTATCTTTGTACACCCACACTTCTGCCGAATATCCATTTCTAACACATGATAAAAATCAATTTCAAAACTTATTTTTTGCAATATTAAATTTAAAAATAATCATATTTTTAAAATCATATTTTTTAGTCTATTTTTAAACATGGTCTTTCGATATCTTAATATTCTTGGTGACAACACACTCGTATTTCCGTCAATAAAAGAATTGAATTTTTTTAATCAACTACTCAGGATCTAAATTAACAAAAGGATGATATAAACAAAATAGTGCTGAAACAGCAGCAATTTCCAAATTTACATTTATTTATAATTTGAAATTTTGGTTCAAAAATTAATAGAAAACACCAAAATAATGTCACGTAAATACAATAATTTTATTGAAAAACTTGAAAAATTTCAATGTCATATGCTTACATCACTTGAAGATATGAATGCTACTAAAAAAATAGCATACGAGTGTTCACAAAAACACTTGTCTGAATTATCAATTGACTCATTTATCAACAAAACAAAACCAACATTAATGAAAAATTTATTTTCTTTGTGTGCAACATGTGAAACTCGACACAAACATGAAATTGAGATGAAACCGCGTTTTGATGAATTAAACTTTATTTTAATTTCATTTAATTATGATGTTGAAGGTAATAGAAAAGTGACATATAAATGTCATTGTGGTAACGTTAGCGAAACTGATTGGAGAAATATTAAGAAAAAAACAAGAACATCAGCATGTGGAAAATGTCAAAATGATAAAAATAAAGTAAATTATGAAGTTTTATTCAGTGATTTTTACGAACGCGGATGTGAATTATTGACGACAAAACAAGATTATAAAAATAATAAACAAAAATTAAATTTTAGATGCAAATGTGGAAAAACATCAGAAATTGTTTATCACGATTTAATGAGAGGTCGTTTATGTGGCTTATGTAAACAAAGTCGTACAAAAGAAACGATGCAAGAACTTTATGGAGTCGACAACGCATTTAAATCGCTTGAAATTAAAGAAAAAATTAAACAAAAACATCAAGAACGATTAGGCGTTGATTACCCTCAACAACATCCAGATGTACGTCAAAAAACAGAAACAACGTGTTTAGAAAAATATGGACGAAAGTGGGCGTTTACAGCACCAGAGGTTTACGAAAAAATTAAAAAAATCATGATTGAAAAATATGGAGTGCAATACCCTTTTCAAAATTCAGCTATTCTTGCAAAAATAAAAATGACATGTCAAGATAAATACGGTTCTAATTATTATATTACCAGCAAAACATGCAGAGATAAGATGAAACTTGCACATGGTGTTGAATATTATGGAATGTCTAAAGAATTTAGATCAAAGATGATGGAAAAATATGGAGCTGAGTATTTCATCCAATCTGAAGCTTGTAAACAGCAAATGATGGAAAAATATGGAGCTGAGTATGCAATGCAGTGTCCAATGTTGTTTAGAAAAGCATGTGCCAGTTCGTATAAACGAAAACCGTATATGTGGAACAATCAAATTTTTATGGTACTTGGATATGAAAATAAAGCTTTAGACGACTTGATGAAAAAAGAAAATATTACAATTGTTTATGCTGGAGAATCTGAAGAAATTCCTCTTTTTGAATATATGTACATTGATCAGAAAAAACATTTATATTATCCTGATATCTATTGTCCTGAAGATAATAGAATTATAGAAGTTAAATCTATTTGGACTTACAATAGCAATCCGTTAAAAACTTTATATAAAGGTTTATGCGTATCTGAAGATTATATTTTCGAACTTAGAATTTATAATACAAAAAATGTTGTATATGTTATTGAAATTATTAAAGGTGAAGTGTTTAAATTAATGGGTCCTGATTTTATTATGGGAGAAACAATAAAGAATGTAAAAATTTAAATAAGTGATTGATTTATTACTTAGTTTTCTTACTTTTAAATAAGTAACAAAACATTTTTGAAGTTTTTGAGATTTTTGAAGTTTTTGAGATTTTTGAAGTTTTTTGAACCCAAAAAACCCCAACCCCCCCCAACCACTCACAAAACAGGAAAACCCAATGCCCCACCTGAAATTCTAATAATATTCGAGTTGAGTCCAATAACAATGAATTCAAACGTCTGTGGATAGTCTCCCCCTGATCCAAAAGGTAATGTACCGCTGGCAGCTGCAATAGCTTCTGGTGAAGCATGAGGTGAGATACTAACATTAGTTAATTTACCGTAATTAGTGGATCCGAGAGGGTCAACGTTAAAGAAAGACAATGAGTATGAGTACATATGGTAACCGGTAGGGGTGGGAATGGCAGGAGCTTTGTAGAAAGGCTCGATCAAAGAATAATAATCAGACCCCATGTGATTGAGACGACTTGTATTTTCATAAGTAATAGTTGTGTGTGAAATGGGGTCAAATGCATATAAATATGGTTCAAACACGACAACTTGTGGGCCAGGAACGGGAGATACGGAAGTATAATTACTCCAAACATTATTAGTTGTTTTATTTCTAACTGCGAAAAATAATGCTTTAATAGAATGTGAAAATCTAATATCATAAGACGGTTGAGGATTTGTAACAGGATTAAATGTCTGTCTTGGCGCTGACTGCACTTGTTCAATCAACATATCTCTTGGCGCACAAGCCATTCGTTTACGTTCCTCATTACTCACAATTGCATAATTAGCCCAAACTTGAACATGTTGCAATTCAGGGGCTCTTTCAATATCTCTTCCAACAAGTGGAGACGTAGTCGGATTAACTCCAGCAACTGGAACAGAGTTTTCCAAAAGCAGAAGATCATTCCAATTTCTCATATTGAAACAAATACGCATTTCATTATAAGGAAGTGCTGCAGTTGGAAGAGCAAGTCCAGAATCGCGAGTGAAAAAGAAAGGCAAAGGAAGATTCAAGAATTGAGCTCTAGTAGCATTACCAGGGGCGTGAGGGGCAATTAGACTATCTACGTTTCCGATCATATTATCATATCCAAGACGTTTACTTGCACTGACGGTAAATGCGGCCCAGAAATCGAGGAAATAATTATCAAATCTTTCAGCAACCAAATCATTGAAAGAAATTGCGACTTCTCTAATAAGATTGTGCATAAAATTTCTTGACCATCGAATTCGTCCATTTTGACCATATAAATTATTTGGTAGTAGAGTTACAGATGGAATTGCTACCCGAAGCCATGTCTGTAATAAATAATCTCCAGCTCTCGAAATAGAAACTGACCATTCCTGTTCAAATCCTGCATTTCCTGAACATCTTGATAGAATTACTGGAACTTGTGTAAACCATGTGGCTTTGCGTGTTTCTCGAACAAAATACGCAAATGCTTGATTAGATCCATATTGATATTTTTCAATTTCATCAAATGTAGCGAGATCGATAAATCCGCTAGTGATATTTGATCCGGTTGTCGTCATTCTGTTTTTTTGTTACCGAGGAAAATTTTTAAAGAACATATGAGAGATGCATTGATTAAAAATTCTATTTTTTAATACAAACAATTATGATGATAATTGTTGATTATCAACGTCAACATAATTCAGTCAAAACACAATACAATTAATTAATGTGAATTTACATTTATAATAGACATAATTTGTAACCCGCTGGTTACAAATTTTTAAATTTATTTTTAATTTAATTTATTTTTTATGGATAATAAACGTTTATTATGCGTTCAAATGGTTGACGACATGCTGGACATTTGGTTACACTTAAACTACATTTTGCACATGAAATAATATGACCACAAGGTATAAAAACAGTGTTGTAATCATTTTCAAAGCATATTTTGCATTTGCCAATATCGTCTTCTTCTTCGTTGTTATTGTTTTCTTCATTGTTATTGTTTTTTTCGTTGTTGTCGTCTGAAGAGTTCTTGTTCAACAATAAAAATTCTCGCTTCTCGTTCATTTTTTTAATAAAATCATCACCTTTCACTATTTTTACGTATTTACACTTATCACCATACCACATTGCATGGTTTTCCCAAGGATCGTCTTCTTCTTCCCAATCTTTTAAACCACCACCACAATAGTAACAACAAACTTTATCACCAACACCAGTGTAATAAAACCCAGCATCACTTAATTGATGAGGTTTTTGCTTCATTGATATTGGCCAATCCTTGTACGATTTCAATCTATCTGTTTCAATTGCATATTTCGAATTATCCATTTCGAGATTGCGCACTTCGGGTGTCTCCCGTACGGAGCTTGGGGGTGGGGATCTTCGATCCCGCTGACGGCCTTCAAGGGGAGCTGGAGGAAGTGATTCTAAAAGAAGTGTTTCGTTAATAGGGACGTTGTTTGTTGTATCACGGCAAATTAATTCACAACTTCTAGACCATCTCATGTGATCAGTCAAAACATCATCTCCTTCTTCCCACATGCCAATTTCAACATGACAAAAATAGCATTTTACGATGTCTTCTGGTCCATAGTAATAGAATCCGAAAAGAGCTAATTGATTTTTGTCAATGAATGAAATATTCCAATTATTGAATGTTTCTAAGCGTTTGGTTTCAATATTTAGATCCATTTTTTTTTAAATATATAATTTTAACTATTATTATTTTGTTGATTCAAAATTCAAATTTTATCGAAGTTGAATGAAGGATGTACTGAATATTTTTTAAGTCATGAATTGTAAAATTAGAGAAACAACAAGAAAAACAGCTGTTTTTGCAAATAAAGCAGTAATTTCAGATTGAGATAACATGTTTAAAAATAAAGTATCAACGGATGGTAAACTTAAGACGATGAAGACAATAAGTGGTATAATGAAATTTTTCCAATTCATTTTTTTTGCAACATGTGCTATCGCTTCAGTGTTTTCGAATATTTGATTCATTGCATTTGTATCAATTTTTGTTGGGGTTTCCATACTAGGAGGTAATTGATCAATTCTATCAGCCATTATTTTTTAGATAAATAGAAGAAAGTTTAAATGAAATTACAATTACACATTTTATGACCCTTTTGGGGTCCTAAAATTCTAATATTTTATGATTTAATATTTTATAATTATAATTAATATTTTATGATTATAAATTTTATGATTATAATATTTTATGATTAATTTATTCCTAACAATTTTCCGAGAGTGTATTTATCTAATCCTCTGCTTTTTAATTTTCTCTCAGTTCCTTCTAAGAAACTCGACGCCATATCTTCTTTTTCTTTACATATGTCTAATATTTTTTCTTCAATTGATCCCTCAATTATCAGATTATGAACATAGACCGGTTTTGTCTGTCCAGTTCTCCACAATCGAGCTTTAGCTTGACTGTGCACAGCGTTGGTCCACCATGGTTCTACACATATGCAATGTGTTGCTTCAGTTAGATTTAGACCTTCTGAACCAACTTTGTATGTTAAGAAAAGACCTTGAGTATTTATATCTTTTTTAAACTGATCAAAGAGATTAGCTCTGTTTTTTGTTTTTCCATCAATTTGTACAAATTTAAAGCTTGGATATTCTTCTTTTACAGCCGCGCTCAATAAATCTAAACATGATGTGAACATTGAAAATACAATAATTTTTGTGGATTGAGACGATAACTGTTTTTTTAAGAGTTCAATAATTGTTATTATTTTTGGACTCTTTGTTCCATTTTCTCCAAATTTATCCAAATACAATTTTTTTTCAGAATCTTCTTCAGAATCTTCAGAAGAAGTGATGTTCTGATGTTCTCTGTCACGAGACTCAGGTGTTATCAAATAAGGAGCGATTGCACATTGACGAAGTCTTGTAAACATTGCTAATACACACGAAAATGAACACAATTTATTCATCATGTCCACGTATTTTGCACGGGTTTGTCCAAGAATGTGATAGTATATTTCTTTTTGTTGACCTGTCAATGGAACAATGATGGTGTTTTCAGTTTTAGTAGGAAGTTCCATATTAGCGTCGGAATATGACATGATGAAGATAGCAGAAATCAAATTATGAGCTTTAAATAATTCATTTCCTCTTTTTTTCCACTCATGCGTTTTCTCAACGCCTGTGTATCCGCAAAATCTTAATTGAGCCCATATATCTGTATCATAATTTCTTATTGGAGTTCCAGTAAGACACCACTTGTGTTTTCCATAGATTGCCATCATACATTTAAAAGTCATCGTTAATGGGTTTGCGTATTTTTGTGATTCGTCACAAATAACTCTTTCCCAAGGTGTCCCATAGATGACATCAGTGCCTGTGAGATTTGGAATGTTGGAGTCACATCGTTTTCGATTATGAATGGCGATAATTCTATTTTTCATTAAAGAGTTATCATCTCCAAATTCAAGACATTGTACATAATATTTACCTTTTCTGCAAGAGAACATACAAACGTCGTAAGTTGTTATTATGATGTCGTATTTCATTACGATATCTCTATTTATTTTGTCAATTTTTTTTCCAAGAAAATCTTTATGAAGATACAAAACTTTCACCGCATGTTCTCCTTCTGTTACAAAAAATTTCTCAACCCCTTCTGATTTCCATTCATGCATAACAGTTTTAGATGTTACAATTAAAGTAGGAAATAATGCTTTGTTTTCAAACGAATAAGCCAAAGCTGTCAGTGTTTTTCCTAATCCCATTGAAAGACTTATTATGCCACCTCTGAAATTACAAGGGCTTTCTTCATTTGCTTTTTCACGTTGTTTCATCCATTTCATAACTTGTTTCTGGTGTGAAAATAATTTATAATTGTTTTTGAGAAACAAGGATGCATCTGCGATCTTGATTCGTTCCATGTTCTCACAAAGTTTGTTATAAGTATTCATTGTGTGATTAATTTTTAACTCTTATATTTTGAAATCGTTTTTTCATATTTTACGTTGTGTTTCAAACATCCAAAAAAGAACGGGCTTGAAGTGGGCAAAGTGAGTCCAAATCGTGAATATTTTTTTATTATCGAGCCATTGTGAAAGAAATAGCATTAAGAATTCGTGAAAATGAGTAAAATGTTACTGTATTCAAAATTATACGATTTGCTTACTAAAAGTGGTAATGGAAAATTTGAATTAAAATGTACAATAAAAGAATTATTTGGAAGAAACGATGCATTGAAATATATATATTTTCAAACAGAAAGTGAAATTCCATGTTTATTGAATATTTCATCAAAATATGAAATTAAAATGGACACAGCGCGACCCGGTATAAATAAATTTCTTTCACTTTCTAGATGGACAGACTCTAGAATTGGTTTTGATGCCGTTATTGCCGCGGATCCTGAAATGACTATGGTCAAAGAAATTAAAGCCAATTCATCTCCTCACAGTCTTATTGAGTTGTTAAAAAAAATATATCCATCTTTAACCGCTATTCCGTATAGAGCCGCATTATTATCTCAAGAGTACTTATTAGTCTTAGATGATGCAGGTGAAGTTGATGTCTATTATACAAAAGGACCTAAACATACAAAACTATTAATTGTTGTTGATCTTGAAATATTATTATTCAAAAACATTATTCCTGAAGTTGAAAGAGTTCATAGAAATCTTTTAGAACTTCTTCAAAATTCAAATGAGACATATTGGGAATCGTTGTTAGAATTGTTAAAAAAATGTCAACAATTCAAAATTATAACTAGAGGAAAACTGAATACAGGACGAGGATCGAAATCGCAATTTCTTCATGCAGGTCAATCGATAATAATAGATCAAAGTATGAAAATTAATATGTCTCACAACGCTATCAAACTTGCTTTAGAATGTTTTGATGAATAATATAATTTTTTATTATCAAATGACTAAAATTTTTCCACACCTATAAAAATGAGTATTCCAAACAATAATCTCAATAATTTTATAATTGAAAATAGACAGAGCATTGGTGATCTTTTCATATCAGGTGTTCCAATTCAATCTGGTGTTCCAAGTAATGGACAAATTTTAGTTTACAATGCCACAACTAATCAATGGGAATTTCAAAACAATACT